ACGCACCGGGCGTCGCGTCGGGAGCGAGGCCGCCGATTGCCTCGTCGACCGCGGCAACGTTCTGCGACCGACGGCTGGAGTAGAGGCCGGCGTTCGGGCCGGACTGGCGGCCGTATTCGAGGGCTTGGACGCCCGCGTTCTTCAGCACGTCACCGGTGGATTCGACGAAGCCCGGGATCATGTCGCCGACGCGCCGCGCCCCGGCCAGCGCCGTCGCGAGGCCCGAGCTGTCGACCACGCCGGGCCGCAATTCAGGAGCACCGGCTTCGCGGGCGATCGTATCAGCGACCACGGTCTTGACGAGGTCGCTGCCGCCCTTGCCGGTGACCGCGCCGAAGAGGTCGCGCAGCGCCCCGCCGGCCATCATGCTGCCCTGGGTGGCCACACCGCCCGCGAGCGCGCCGATGATGTCCGCGGCGGCCTCGCCCGGGGTGACCGTGTTCGGGTCGCCGTCCGAGAAGGCTTCGCGCGCCATCCCGGCCCCCGCGCCCGCGCCGCCGGCGACGGTGAGTTCCTTGGTGGCGAACTTGGCCGGGTTGACGGCTGCGCTTTCGACGATGTCGCCCAGCGGGCCGCCGAGGGCGCGAGCGCCCTGCACGCCCATGCGGTTGGCCGCCATGATCGCGGCCCCGGCCGGGATGAGGTTGGCGCCGATCTCGTTGGCCGCCCGGCCCGCGATGCGCAGGTAGGGGTTGTCCGTGGTCTGATCGCCCGTCACCTCGCCGTCCATGATGTACTGGACGAGGTCGCGCGGCGCGGTGGCGAGGTTGTAGAGGTGCTGGCCACCGCCGACGGGGGCGATGGGCTGTTCCGGGTATTCGCCGTCAATCAGGCGCGCGGCTTCATCGGTCATGGACCGGATGCCCTGCTCGCCGGGGAGCAGGTTGATGAGGCGCGGCGTCTGGTTGACGAGATCGACCGCGGTGCCGGCCATGTTGGTCACGCCGCGGGTCATCTCCTGGGCCAGATAACCGGCCCCGTCCACGATCGGGCTGGAGTAGCCCATGATTGCGTCGATCAGACCCGGGGGTTCCGGCGGCTGGACAGCCTCTTGGTAAGCGGCGGACAGACGCGCCAGGTCGCCTTCGTGCAGCTTTTGGTCCAGTCCGGCTTCATAGTCGGACGCCATCTTTTCGGAAGCACGGTCGCTCGCGGCAGCCCGGCGTTCGTCCATGTAAGCTTCCATGGTCGTCGGGGGAGCGCCCCACATACGCCAGCCGAGTTCCGAAACCGGTAGTCCGCGCCGCGCACGCTCCCACCGACTCATGCCGAACCAGTCCTCGTCGGTTACCGGCTGTGAAACCATGGATTCGGGCGGCTCAAATTGCATCGCGCGGTGCGGAAGCCGCGGGGCCAAATCTGAAGGGGCGCCGACAGGCCCCCGCCCCATAACGGGTTGGAGTGGGACCGGCGCCGAGTTATCGGGTGCGCCCGCAGGGCCCGCTACTGGGTTCGATTGAAGCGGAGCCACCAAGGGCGCGACTGGAGAACCGACTGGCCCCGAGCCCGTGACTGGCTGCAACGGAATCTTTGCCTGCGGCTTCGCTGCGCCGAGTGAAGCCGCGATCTCTTCGACCGTGCGGTTCTGCTCTTCCGGCGAAAGCCGGAGGAAGCTGTCGTCCACTTTTACACGCTGGCCGTTGATGACGAGGGTCGTCACGGTTCGATGCTCCACTGGATGCCGCTGGACGTCACATTGCTACCGGTAGCCCCGGACGCAGCAGGAGCAGCGGGCGCGGCGCCGGGCTGTGCGCCATCGCGCAGATTCTGGCCGTACTTGATTCGGTCGTTGAGCTGGCCTTCGAGCACGTCGAGGTTCGCGATAACCTTAGCGTTGCCCGCCATGCCACCGTCGAAGGTGCTAAGCAGCGTCGCCAGTTCCTTGACGTTCACCTCGCCACCCGGGTCTTGCATTTTCGCCTGCAGGTAGGCCATCTCCAGCGCGTAGCTGTAGGCCGACGCCAGGGCCGGGTCGTAAGCGCCAGACCCGGCCACGTTTTCGGCCAGCGCGCGGACCTCGTCGACGCTCTCGATCACGCCGGGCTTGTCGCCGAACGCCGCGCCCATTTCTGCTGCGCCCGCGACGAGATCCTGCGCGAAACCGCGGATCGTGCCGGGGAGGCCAAGCACGCCCGGGTTGTCCTGCAGCATCTGGCGGAACTGGCCAAGCCGGTCGAGCCCGTAGGTGGCCTCGGCCACGATCCGGTTGCCCTCGGTGATGTTGCTCGTCGTCGCGCCGGTCATCGCGGCCTTGTCGCCGCCTTGCAGCTTGTAGGTCGAGGCGCCGGCCGGGAGGGGCTGCTTCGTGGCCGCGTCCACGAGGGACTTGGTGTTCGGGTCGAACAGCGCCGTGCCTTCGCGACCGTCCGGGGTGCGGTAGTTGTAGAGTTCCGCACCGGCCTGGCTGCCCGGGTTGACGAAGGCTTCCTGGCCGAGGGCCGAGAGCGGGTCCGCGTAGGTCGATTTGCCATCCTCGCCCACGATCTGGACCGGGTCGATGCTGGCACCAGCGACGGCCCGGCGCTCGTCCGGCGTCATCTCGTCCTGCATGATGCGCGCGATCATCTCGCTTTCGTTCAGGGCCGGGGCCGGGGCGCCAAGGGCAGCGCCGGACTGGGGCGCGAACGCAGGCAGGCCAAGCGCGGCCGCCATATCGGGCGGCAAGCCCGGCATCGCTTCATCGTAGCCCAGCTTCGTGCCGGCGAGGCCGAAAGCCCCGTCAATCCGGGCCTTGTCGAGAGTCGTGGCGGCCGTGACGTCCTGCCCGCGGCGCGCGGTGGCCGCGTCGGTGTCGACCGCGTAGTAGGACTGCGTCGGGTCGTAGAGATCGGCCACGACGCCGAGCTTGTCGAAGTCGCCGCCGGCGAGGTCGTAGAGGTCGGACAGGGCCGCGTTGGAGGTGCGCAGGCCTTTGACCTTTTCGGCCGTCAGGTACTCCTCGGGCGACGGCGGCGCGAAGGCCGATGCCAGGTTGGACACGGCCGCCGCGAAGCTCGGATCGTTGAAGTAGCGCCCGGCCATCGGGTTCTGCCGCGTGGTCATCAGACAAAGCCTCCCAGGCCTTTACCGCCGAAGAGCGGGTTGAACATCGCGCTTTCGGCCAGCGGGCCGCTCAAGCCGCCCGCCATCGCCCCGCCGGGGCCGAGGAACATGCTGCCCGCGCCGAGGATGTCACCGAGCAGCCGCCAGCCGCGGCCCTTGTTCTGCGCCGCTTCGAGTTCGAGCGGCAGGATGGACTGCGAGCCGCGGCGCATGGACCCGATCAGGCCGAGTTGGCCCGCGTCCCGGCCCTGCAGCCGCGAAGCATCGCCGAGCACGTCGCCGAAGGCGCGCAGGTTGCCGAGGTTGGTCGCCCGCGCGTCCGTCTCGCCCTTCGCCTTGGCCACCGCCGCGTTTTCGCGCGAGGTGACGATGTTGCTCGTCGTCTCGGGCGTGGTGATGACCGGCTCGGCGGGCTGCTCCTGCGTGGGCGCGGCGAACATCTCGGCCAGATTGCCAGCCTGGGTGTCGATCTTGGCCGGCATGTCGGAGTAGCGGTCCCGGGAGGCGTCGTTGAGCGCGAACGACTCCTTGTCGAACTTCTTCTGACGGGCACGTTCGGCGGCCTGCGCGTCGGCGAGCGCCTGCTGCGCCTTGTTGGCGCCGATCGTGTTGGCGGCCACCGAGCCGACAGTGAAGAGGAGGGGGAGGAGGGGGAGAACCATGTCAGTTGCTCACTTTCACGGAGCCGCCACCACCGGACGGGCCGAAAAGCCCGGTCGAGTTGCGGGGACGCGGGCCGAGGCCCAGTGCGAAGGCGCGCTCCTGGGCCATCTGCTGGCCGAGCATCGCCGTGGTGTCCTGGAAAAGCTGGCCGAGCGGGCTGTACGAGGGTGGCGTGGCCAGCGTGGCGGCCCGGGTCAGCGCCGAGTTGGCCGCGCCGGTGGCGTCACCGGTGACCTGAAGCATCGAGATCAGGTCGCCGCGCGCCCGCTCGACGTTGTTTCGGGCCTCGGTCTCGTAGCCGCGTGCCTTGTCGACCAGATCCTGCCGCTGAATGTCGTACTGCTTCTGCAGGTCGGCGGTGCGGTCAGCCCGGATGGAGCTGTCCAGCGTGCCCGACCGGGCCAGGTCATAGGTGTTCTTCTCGCTGGCGTCGCGGAACTGGTCGTCGAGTTGCGGCTGGCCGAAATTGACGAACGCGTCGCGGATGTCGCCGTAGAACTTGTCGTCGAACTGGCCGAAAGTCTCGTTGATGCTCTTCGTGCCCTTGCGGATGCGGGCCTGCCGGGCCTCTTCCTCCGCGCGAGCGCGCTCGGCCTCCCGGCTCGCTGCGTTCTTGCCCCCACCGCCCATAGGCCTACCTCGTCTTCTTCAGGTAGAAGCCGACAGGTTTGGCCCCGGTCAGCTTCTCGAAGAGCCGGACAGTGCGTTCGGGCTGGAAACCATTGGAGACGCCGTAAATCCACTCGCGCGCACCCACGATCTCGCCCCACCTGTCGAACTCTTTGATCAGATGGACGGCTGCCCGAGTGCCGCGCTTATCGGGTCGAACGTACAATACCTCTTGCACGACAAAAATGCCAGAGGTGAAAGCGTAGCTTTCCAGCATGGCCATGAGGTAGCCGACGACCTCGCGGTTGTCCTCGACGACGAAGAAGGTCGGGTCCGCGTGCGCTATGCCCTGGTCGAAGGTCTCTTCCGCAAGATCGCGCCGAAAATCCAGATGCGGTAGTGTCTCTTTGACCTGCATCTCCGCGAGCGAAAGAACGGCATCCTTGTCCTCCGGCATTGCAAGGCGTGCGAAGATCACGAGTCCTCCTCGCCGTCCCGCTCGAAGTGCAGCACGACGGAGCCGAGCCGGGCCGGGGCCAGGCTGCTTTCGGGGCGCTTCGCACGGAAACGGACACTGATGTGGTTGCCGATCCCGGTCACCGGCACACGCTCGAGACCGAAGGTGGTCTGGTCGATCGTGGCGGCTCGGTCTTCGGCGTTCTGGTTGTTGGGGTCGGTGGCGATATGAACGTCCCAAGTGCCGCGGAGCGACACGTCGATCCCGGTCAGGTGCTTGGCCCGGGTCGGCTGGTCGGCGTCGAGGTAGGGGAGCCAGGCCTCGCCCACGCCGGCGCTGTACTGGAACGGCTGGTCGGGCAGCGAGCCATAGACGTAGATCGTGTCTCCCGAGCGCAGCCAGACCCGGTCGTTCCAGACCACGGCGTCGGTGACGGAGAAACCGGGCTTGTACTCGGTCCAGGCGCTGACCCGGGCCGCCGCGAAGTAGGAGAAGACGTAGATCGTGTCGTCGATGATCGTCCAGAACCGGCCGTCGCGCGGTTCGATCAGGCCGATGGCCTCGTCGGCCGCGGTTTCGCCGATCGTGTCGATCTGGGAGGTGACGAGCGGGTCGACGGCCGAGCCGATGTCCGACGTGGCGGCCGAGTTGGAGCTGTCACGGGCGCGGAGCGAGCGAATGCCCGAGCGGTCGAGGTAGAATACGTCGCCGTCGCCGAACTGCGTGACGGAACGGGGCGCGATGCAGCCCGTCTCCTCGAGCACCTGGGCCTGCTTGGACAGGTCCGGATCCGGGTCGAAGAACCACGTCTGGATGTTGCGCCGGCCGAAGACGGCCACGTATTCGTCGTAGCGGGCGAGACCGGTCAGCGCCTCCGAGCCCTGCGCGTGGGTCGACATGACGATGACGCCGTCACCGATGCCGGCCCCCGCGCCGAAGTCGGTCGGGGCGCCCACGGCCGAGAAGAAGAGGTTCTCGCTCGACCCGACGAAGACCTTCTCGGAGTTGGTCAGCAGCACGGCCGGGACGCCCGAGCCGACGGCGTTGGGCGGCGCGTTGACGTCCGTCACCCGGGCCCCGTCATAGAAGAGGTAGCGCGAGCCGTCCGCAAACTCGCCGATGGCGAAAATCTTGCTCCGGTAGCGCGTGAAGTAGGGCACGCGGGACAGTGCCTCGCCGCTCGGGTGCTGAAGCTGCTGGTAGGTGACACCGGCCGGGATGCCGCCGGGCGTGGCCTGATGGCCGAAGACGACAAGGCCGCCCGGTACGGCGGCGAGCGACTTGGTCTGGGCGGCGGGCAGGGTGTAGACGGCGATGAAGTCGGCCCGCTGCTCCAGTTCCTTGCCGCGGGTGAGATGGACGTCCCGGGCGCGCATGAGCGTGCCGCCGGGCGAGGTTTCGGGCAGGCGACGGACGTCAAGCCCGCCCTGGAAGTCCTTGATCCAGATCGTTCCCATCAGGTCCCCCCAGTCACCCGGTAGGCGACCCGCGGCGGGCCCTTGGGCTTCCAGCCGCCGTCGTCGCTGTTGCCGGAGAGCGAGAACGTCTTGATCTTCGACATGTTGGAGGTGAGCATCCGCTCGCGCTCCTGGGCCTTGTTCAGCTTGATGGCCGCATCCTTGGCCCCGCTGGCGCCGAGCGTTTCCGCGGCGGCGTGGAGGACGATGAGGCGGTCGTCGAGCATCGCAACGTCGTCGTCCTGCACCATCGGTGTCAGCTTCTTGATGCCGATCAGCTTGAGGCGGCCGTCGAGCGAGGTGGCGTTGACGTTGTCGGACGGCACGGGCCAGAGCTCGATCTGCTCGCCCTCGTAGATCATCCAGCGGTCAACCGGCCAGGACCGCTCGTCGAGGTCGCTGTCCCAGGTGCTGTAGTGGGAGGCGTCAATGCCGTAGCCGAGCTCGCACCACTGCTGGCCGTAGCGGACCTGGATGCTCTCCAGGCGGTCGATGTTGATGTCGTCGGGCGTGTCGTAGTAGCGCTGGCCGGCCTGCACATCGAGCGTGCGTTCGATGCGCAGGAGCGGCCAGTCGTACTTGTCGTACAGGTCCTCCTGAATCCGGTTCAGGAGGACGACCTGACCCTCGCGGGCCGACGCATTGTGCGCGGCGTTGCCAGACGCCCGGATCTCGGCCCGGAGGTCTTGCAGCAGCTTGAGAAGCGTCTTCCCGCGGGCCATAGGCTCACTCCATTACGCCGGCCGGTGCGGCGTCTTCGTCCGGAAACAGATGGTCAGCGCTGGAGCTGTCTTTCGCGATAGCCGACACGGGAGGCGGCGGGGCCACGGCCTTCGCGCCCTTGGGCTTCGCCTTCTCGACGGGCTTGGCGTGCTGGGTCGCCTTGAACAGGGTCTCGTCCAGACCCAGGGTGGCGATCTCGGTGTGCAGCACCGGCGCGACGCCCGGATAGACCTCGAGGACGATCAGCTTGTTGTCCTCGTTCTTGGCCGGGTACAGGCCGAGGAGACGCTCGCGCTCTTCCTTGAACGACACGGTGCGGGTCTTCTCGAGCGGCTCGATGTCATGCACCGCGTCGATCCCGTGGATGGCGACCAGAACGGCGATTTCGGCTGCGGTGACCTCGTACTTCGGGACCGTGTTGTTGCGGTCGCCCCCGAGTGCCAGAAGGACGTTTGCGAGTTCCATGATGTCTCCTGATTGCATGGGAAAGGCAGGGGCGGCCGGTCAGGCCGCCCCGAGGATCGGCGTCAGCCGATCAGACCGTTGGCGCGCAGCGCCGCTTCGAGCCGGTTGATGTAGCGGATCACCGACGCGAAGTTGTTGTTGATGGTCGTCTGGGTCGGGGTGGCGGTCACGTCGACCAGCGCGTCGGCAGCGGTGCCGAAAGCGGTGGTGACGGGCGTGATCGCCGGGCCGGGACCGAAGCTGGGCGAGTCGTTGCCGACGCGGCCAGCCTGCACGCGGATCGTCGCGCCCGCAGGCCACGTCGCACCGGTGTTGTTGGTCACGGTGATCAGGGACGCACCGTAGGAGAGGGCAACCCGAACGCCCGAAGCGCGCTCGATGTAGACCTCGTTGTCGTTGAGCACCACGAAGCCCGTGTTCGGGGCCGCGTTGTTGCCGATGAAGTTGGCCTGGGTGGTCCCAGACGGGTAGGAGACGTCGACGGTGCCGCCGTTGGCAACGGCCGAGGCAAGGACGACGCGAGGGGTGACGGAGAAGGACATTGGTGTCTCCTGTGGAACGATGTGGTGAGGGGGCGCTCACCGCGCCCCCGTTCTCGTCAGGTGATGTCGTAGACACCGGAGCTGTTCAGGCGCTTGGCGACCATAACGGCGGTCGTCGACATGCCCTGGAACATCACGAAGCGGTCATGCGGGCGGGCCGGGTTGGCCTTTTTCTTCTTCTCGCCCGCCATGTACAGCAGCTTGATGGCGTTCATGTCGATGTCGTACATGCGCTTGTTCAGGCCGAGGTTGTCGAGCGTCGGGTCGTAGATGACCTCGACGCCGTCGAACATCACGGCCGGCATCGCGCCGTCCGCCTTGGCACCGCTCATCCAGCCCTGACGGGTGTACTGACCGTTGGCCCGCAGTTCCGATTCCAGCGCGCCGATGAAGTCCGAGCCGGCGAACTTCATGGACTTGCGGTTGGAAGCGAAGCGGTTGAGCTGGCGCTGTTCCGCCTGCAGGAACTGCAGGAGCACACCGCCGCCGGTCGCGGCCGAGGTGATCGTGCCGCCCGAGGAGGCGGTACGGGCCCGGTTCGCCCACCAGGAGTTGGTCACACGCGACAGGCCGCCGGTCGAGCCGGTGGCCGGGGTGGCGAGGATGAACGCACCGATCCCGGCGATCGCCTTGGCGTCGGACGAGCCGTCGCCGTGGATCAGGTTGTCCAGACCGACGTCGTAGTCCTCGGCCATCTCGTTGATCTTCTCTTCGAGAATGTTGGCCAGGGCCTGCTCTTCGCGGCCGTCCTTTTCGGAGGTGCGCTGCGAAGCGTTGGTCTCGACGACGGTGATGCCGTCGGCCTTCAGTTCGGTGTGGGTCACGCCCATGCCGATGAAGTGCTCGCGCCAGGGGAAGTTGATCCGGCGGATGGTGGCCGGGTTCCCGTAGGTGAGGACGTCGTCGTGCGTGTAACCGGACAGCGACAGACCGCCCTGGCCAGCCTTCACGGCGAGGGAGACGAACTCCTTGCCGCCCGGGAAGGTGCCCGAGTACTGCTCGAAAGCCGCAAGCATCGGCTTGTTCTGGATGTTCTGCGCGGTGACCTTGCCGCGCTCGAAGTAGTGGTCAAGAGCCGCGTTCTGGATGTTCGCAAGCTCGGCGGCGGTAAACGGCATGGCTTAACTCCTAGCCCGTTGCCCGATTGGCCCGCACGATGTCCAGCATGGACTTGGGCGCCTCGGATGGTTGTCCGCTTGCGACCCGCCCGCCGCGAATGGGCGTCACCGGTTGACGAGGTTGAGCCGTGGGTGCGCGCCGCTTCTTCACGGTCGCGTAGGCTTCCTCGACCATCTTCCGCGCTGCTTCCGGAGTGCTGGGCATCCCTTGCGTCCGCTGCAGGTAGACGACGTGGATCTTCACGTCCTCCTCCAGAGCCGCGTAGTCCGGGTCCTTCAGCTTCACTCCCTTCTCCCAGTCCGTCACCGCGCCCATGATGGCGTTCTGACGTTCCTGCACCTGGCGCTGCTGGGCCTGCTGTTGAGCCGCCTCTTGCGCCCTCTGCCCCGAGGCCTGCGCGGCGCGAAGCCGGCTGATCTCGATTGCGGCGGCCTTCGTCATCTCGCCTTTCTGCACGCGAGCGTGCAGGTCTTGCGGGAGGACTTCGCCTGCGTCGACGAGGAGCTGCTGCACGATCGGTTTCAGCGCTTTCCAGGCTTCGGCGGGGTTGGTCTTCATCAGCGCACGGAGTTCAAGGATCTCCGCTGCCTCATCGCCCGTCATGCCGTGCGTCTGGAGGAACGTTTCGACGTTTTCGTACCGCTTCGCATTCGTCTCGTAGGTCTGGGCCTTCTCGCGCAGCTCGTTGCGCTGCTTGACGATGGCCTGAAACCGCGGATGCTTGTGGAACGGGACGTCCGAGAAGTTCTCGTCGTCCTCGGAAGGGGTATTCTGCGCGGAAGCGGGTGCTCCGGTGGGAGACGTGTCGCTTCCTTCCTGACCGGCGGGCGAGGCCGAGTCCTCTGCGGTCTTGGTCACGGCATCGCGGACCACGGACAGCAGGTCGAATTTTCCGCCTTCGGGCTCGCTGGACGGGTTCGAGCCGGTCTCCGTCGACTCGGGGGTCGACTGGACGTCCTGGGTGTCGGTGGAGCTGTTGGCCGGGGTCAGCTCCTGATCTTCAACGGCCATGTAGAACCTCCGATGCAAGGTTTGGGGACAGAATTACCACAATGTATGGTGTCGTCGCAAGCAAAGACGGACAACACCGGACAAATCGTCAAGCCGAGGGCATGGTCTGGTTGTTGCCCATCGGCGCGTCGGTGCCGGCGGGGCCGCCCGGGACGGACGTGTTGTCCGCTCCGGCGCCACCTTGGTCCTCGGGCATCGCGCCCGGCGGCGGGGCGGCGCCCACCATCCGGTTCATTGCGACGATGGCCGGGGCCTCCGGCTTGGTCATGAGCGTGAGGTCGAGCCGGTCGTCGAGGCGACGCAGCACTTCCTTGGCCAACTCGTCGGCGTTGATGCCGGGAAGCTGGATGAGGTAGGGCATCATCCGCTCGAGGTTCGCCAAGTCCTGCGCCTGGTTGGGCTTGCCCGACGACCCGGCCTGGATTTCGAGGTAGAGTTCCTCCGCGATCTGGTCGAGCGTGACTTCGGGCCACACCGACCCGGGACCGGCGATCTTCTGGACCGTCTCAGGGCTGATTTCCTTCAGCATGATCTGGCCAGCCGCGCGGGCGACGCGGGTCAAGAACCCGTCCAGGTCGTCGACGTTGCTGTCGACCGACGCGATGCGGCTGGATTCGGCGATGCTCGACTCGGTAGCCGTAGCCTTGGCCGTTGCGCCAAACTGCGCCTCCTGCACACCCGCCACGAGTTGGATGTCCTGGAAGAGCTGGCCGGTCTCGTAAAGGTTCGGATCGACGCCGGGGACGGGGAACGGCGCCAAGAGGTTGTTGATGTCCGAAGTGCCGTCCATGAAGTTCAGTTCCACGACGTCGAACGGCTTGGCGCGGCCCATCAGGGTCTTGGACTCGTCGTCGAGCGCGCCCTTGCGCTGCATGAACCGCGGCCGGGCCGCCATGCGGTGCTCGGCCTGGCCTTGGCGGGCGCGGTTGTACTCGCGCTGCATCGGCAGCATCAGCCGGACGTCGGACGGCGGGAAGAGGTGCTTGGGGTTCTCGACCTCGTTGAAGGTCAGCGCGAACACAGGCCAGAAGTCCTCGACATAGACGTCGGGCGGCCCAGGCTGGCGCAGGAAGGCCTTGTGGCCGTCGGCGAGCAGGTAGACGACACCGGTCTGGCGGTCGTAATGCTCCCAGACGCAGCACATGTCCTCGCGGTCAGCGTCGCCGAAGTCCATTTCGCCCTGCGCAGCCGTGTCCCGGCTCGTGCCATCGTCCGAATAGCGCCGATACTCCTTGCCGAGGTCGACGCCGAACATGTCCTTCACTTCGCCGGGGGTGTAGAGGTACTCGACCGTCAGCCAGCGCGCCCCGACGAAACCGGTCAGGGCCCGCGTCAGCTTGTCCGGAATGACCCGAGTGCTTTCGGGGAAGTCGAACACCAGGCCCTCGCGAATGAGGACGTACTGCTGTTGTTGCAGCGACTCGACGGCGTGCTTGAGCTCGCGTTCCTTGACCTCGTGGTCCGGGCGCGCTTCGTCTTCGGCCTCCTGCATCAGCGTCTGGATGTGCCGGATCTGGGCCTGGAAGTCGGCCAGCCGCTCGGTCACGGCCGTGTTTTCCTGCATCTGGCGCTGGAAGCCGATCTTCAGGTAGCCTACGCCGGTCGTGCAGGCGCGGCGGACGAGCTGCTTCATGGAGGTCTTGAAATCGACCGGCGTCTGCTCGCTGGTGTAGTAGGCGAACATGATCTCGAGGGTCTTGCCGATCTTGGCCGCCATCTGGCGCGCGGCCATGCCCTGCTCGTAGTCCTTCACCAGCGCGACGGCCTCTTGAACGGCGGGGTCCATGATGGCGAGCGGGTCCGGGGGAATGGGGCCGACTGCGGTCGGCTGCGGCATGACGGCCATCTGGACGGTCTGCATCGCCACCATCAGGCTCTGCGTGCTCTCGTCCCAGAGCGTGAAGTCCATCCGGTCGCGACGCCGGGCAACGGCCTTCGGGTTCTTGGCGTAGAGAGCCGCGGTCTTCTGGTTGATGTGGCGGCCGATGATGTTGGCCACGTAGTCGTCGTCACCGGGCTCGCACTTCGCCCCGATGCGCGCGATGTCCATGTCCTCGCGCATCTGCTTGAACGGCTTCTCAAAGAATGCACGGTCGGCCCGGATCCGCTTCGTCAGCTTCTCGACCAGGTTGCGCTCCGTGGCGTCCGCCTCGCGCTTCTTGTCGGTCGTCAAGCCGGACGCCGGCATTTCGCCGGTTTCCTCGGGCTCCATCTCGCCGTAAGCGTCCATCAAAAGCCTCCGAAAGTCGTGGCCGGCTCGCGGCCCTTCTGCTGCGCTTTCCACCAGCCCAGCGTTCCGTAGCGCGGCGCTTTGGCCGTGCTGGGTCCACTATTTACCGGAATCTGGGCTTGAAGTCCAAGACCGATGTAGGCCAGCGCGTCGACGAAGTCGTCGTGCAGGCCATTCGGGAAGGCCATCATCTCGTTGATCGCCCGCTCGACCCAGGGCTTGCCCTTCGGGAAGAAGAGCTTGCCCATCGCGGCCCGGGCGACGATCGACTGGGCCCGCTGCGCCTTGTCGGCGGCCGGGGTCACCTCGACGAGGTTACCAAAGGTTCCCGACTCCGACATGCGGCGGCGCAGGAACGGCCCGATCGACTTCGAGATGTGGCCGCGCTCCGCCCACCACACGAGCGGCGCCGGCTGCTGCCGGAACATCTGGAGCATGGCTTCGACCACGACGTCCGTCTGCTGCTTCTGCCACCAGCAGTCGAGCAGGTAGATGTTGAGCTGCCTGTCGACCCCGACCCGGAGCAGGACCGTGTAGTCGCTCCGCTGCTTGGTGTCGACGGCGTGGTCCGAGGCGCAGTAGATGCGCAGGTCGCTCTCGTCGATCTCCGACGGCTCGTAGAAGCGCATCGTCTCGCGCTTGAAGAGGTCGCCGTCCATCAGGCTCGGGCGCTGCTGGTACAGGGCCTCGAAACCAAGCGGGTCGAGCGTGCGCTGCTCCTCGAGGAACTCGAGGTCGTAGCGGTCCCAGAGCGGCTGCCCGGGCGCGCGGCCGAGAGGGTCGTCCTCGCCGGCGATGGCGGGCAGGTCGATGATCTTGATCTTCTCGGCCAGCGACCGGTTGTAGTACTCGTTCTCCGGATCCGTCAGGCGGCCGATGATGTCGTCCTGGTGCCAGCGGGTGAAGGTGATGATGACCAGCTTCGGCCCCATCCGGCGGGTCATGGCGACCTTGGTGAACCACTCCCAGGCGCGGTCGCGGAAGGCCTTGGACCGGGCCTGCTCGTAGTCCTTGATGAGGTCGTCGATAATGAGGCAGTGAGCGCCCCGGCCCGTCAGCGAGCCGCCGACGCCCACGAAGGTCGCCATGCCGCCCTGCGTGGTCTGGAGGCGGTCCTTCGACTGGCCGCCCCGGACGAGGCGGCAGTCGGGGAAGACGCTCTTGTACTGGGTCGAGGCCATGATCTTGCGGACCTCGGCCCCGAAGTCCATCGCGAAGTCGTCGTTGTAGGTGGCGACGACCGTTGACCAGTCCGGGTGCCGGCCCATAAACCAGGCCGGAAACCGGCGGGACACCAGCTCCGATTTCCCGTGCCGCGGGGGCATGGTGAGGATCAGGAACTGGTAGTTGCCCTTCTCGACCTCCTGGAGCGCGGCGGCCACGGCGTCGTGGTGAAGTGCGTTCTCGTAGGTCGACTTCGTGACGTCGTTGGGCTCGGCCGGGTCCGGCGAGGTGAACTTGACGAAGTCCATGAAGGACTCGCGCGACTTCAGGATGGCCTGCTGTCGGCGCAAAAGGAGGAGGCCGCGCTCGATCTCCCGGCGCTGCGCCTCCTCGTCGTCCTTCGGGGGCTTCACGTGCGGCATCAGGTCGGCAGCCCGACAAGCTGGATGTTGGCGTTCGTCAGGACCACGCCAGGCTCAAACGGGGCCAAGACCTCGTTCACCCGGTTGCGGATGGTCGTGTTCTTCACTGTCAGTGTGGCATTGCGGGGGAACGTCACCTTGTCCCCGAGTTCGCCGATGACGCCGTTGAATTTCATCTGCATGTCCATCGAAATGAACTCCGGATCTTCCTCCCCGGCTGCGTTCTCGAAACGGGGGTTGACCAGAGTCACGATGGCGGCGGTGGACGGGGTGGTGATTGCGAGGGTCGTAGGCATCAGAACGGCTCCGTTTGGAAGAACATGGGGCCCACGGCGATGCCGACGACGGAGGAGACACCGCCGACGCTGGCATAGCAGATGGGGGCGAGGAGGTCGGTTGTTGCGGGCAGGTCGGTTGTCACGGAACCGGTCGCGACCGCGCCGGTTTCGAGGTAGGTCACTTCGTAGTAGAGCCGCCGCGTCGTTCCTGGAGGGGCATAGAGACGCAGGCGATAGGTGAACGACCGATCCGCGTTCGGCTTCGGGAAGCTGGCCCCGAGCGCCACCTTGGTAGCCGTGCCGGTGCTATCGTTCGTCATGAACTGGACTTGTGTATCCGCCGCGTCGTAGCCAACCCCGGCCATGATGACGAGCGTCGACGGGTTTACGTCCGTCACCGCGGCGGCCTGATAAAGGCCCATGAAGAAGCGATGCGAGCCGTTGGTTACGCCCGTCGACGGGCCGCCGTGCATGGTGGAACGGAAGCCGCCTTCCCACGAGTTGCCGCCATTGATGGTGTACTGGGCGCTGTTGATGCGCCAAGACGCGATGGCGGTGGTCGCAGCGGTCGTAACGAGGTATTCCACGCGCTTCATCCGCGCGCGACGCGAGCCAACTGTGGTCGTTGCCGCCGTGATGGTCCCCACGGCCGTCGCGGCGGGCCACCCCCAGACGCTTAGGGCCGTTCCGGTGGCAGACGTCCACCAGCAAATGTGCCCTTCGGCCATCGACGTCTGCAGCGCCTGCGCGGCCACATCCAGCGGCCCGAGATAGGCCGGAATCGGGCCGTTACCGTTGTTGCCGCCGAAGAACTTCAAGCCGCCCGACGCCGGTGCAGTCGGAGTTGAGATGGCGGGCAAGCGCAGTTGGCCGCCCTCGATTTCCGCATCGGTGGCCCCGGCGAAGGCCCCCGCGTTGTTGTACTGGATTTCACCAGTCGATCCGCCCGGCGAACCGCTGCCGCCCGAGCTGAGAGGCCCGACCGTCGCGCCGTTGACGCGGACATACATGCCAGCCGTCGTGGTCCACAGGTCGCCGTCGACAGGGCTTGTCGGAGCCGTGCCGTGCGGCATCCGCAGGGACGCGCCGGTGGTCGCGGACGCCGCCAGGATCGGTGTGCCGCTGAAGGTCGGCGACGAGGCAAACACGCCGGCCCCGGAACCCGTGCGGGACCGGGCCGGGCCGATCCGCCACAGCCAAGGCGTGTCGTCCGTTCCGGTCAGGGCGATGACCGTGAACGTCGCGTCCATGTTGCCGCCGATGGTCGAACCAATGGTGGTGCCGCCCGAGGACTGGACCGTCAGCGTCGAAGTCGAAGAGTTGCGGATGACGAACGTCCGGCCCAGCGACAAGGTCGAAACGACCGGCATCACGACCGTCTGCGACGAGGTGCCGGTGAAAAGCTGCACGTCCTTGGACGAGGCGGTGAGCGTGGTCGTGCCGCCCGAAGTGGCAGTCGTGTCGTAGTCCGTCAGCGCCGCCCGGGCCGCCGATCCGAAGTTGGAAATATCCGCGCTGGTGATGGCCAGCATGGTCTTGACCTGCGAGGTCGTCAGGTCTGCCGGATCCGCCGCGCCGCCGGTGTTGTTCCCCTTGAGCGAGTTGGCGGCCATGTTGGCCAGCTTCGTGTTGTCCACCGCGTCGGCCGAGATCGTGGCCGTGACGGACCCGGTACCCGAGGCCGAGACGTCGCCGGTCAGCGCCGTGATGCCGCCCCCACCGCCACCCGGAGGCGCAGCCCAGGTGCCGTCGGCGCGCAGGAAGTTGGTCGTGCCACCGCCGGACGCCGGTGCAAGCCCCTTGGCCGACGTGGTGAAGGTGTCGAGCAGCGCTGTGGCCTGCGTCCCGGTCAGGTCTTCCGGATCGCCCGTGCCGGCCGTCGCACGGCCCTTGAGCGTCGCCGTCGCCATGTTGGCCAGCTTCGTGTTCGTCACGGCATCCGCGGCGATGGTCGTTGCGCCGTCGCCGACCGAAGTGACGTCTCCGGTGTGGTTGGGGTGGACGTAGTTGTTGGCCCCGGTGGCGACGCCGTCCAGCTTGGTCTTGTCCGCCGCCGACATGAAACCGGCCACCGAGGTGGTCGCCGCGGGGTGGAGCGTGCCGCCACCGCGGGTGCCATGGGCCGTGTCATCGAAGCGCGCCGCCGGGAGCGTGCCCGCCGAGAGATCGGACGCCGAGCCCGAGGTCGCGATGGTCGCCAGGCCGAGCAGGGTCCGGACCTGGGCGGCTGTCAAGGCGATCGGCGTTGCGGCCGACCCCGTGTTGTTCCCGATGACCGAATTGGCCGCCAGGTTGGCCATCTTTGCCAGCGACACCGCGCCGGCCGCGATCGTCGTCGCGCCGTCGCCCACCGATGTGACGTCGCCGGTGTGGTTGGGGTGCGTGTAGTTGTTCGCGCCGTCGGCGACGTTCAGAAGCGTCCGCACCTGCGCCGGGGTCAGAGCCTCCGGGTCGCCGGTCCCGGCCGTCACGCGGCCGAGGATGGTGCTGGTGGCCAGGTCGGCCATCTTGGAGAGCGTGACGGCGTTTGCGTCGATGGTCCACGACGTGCCTGAGCTGGCGACCGTGATGTCGCCCTTGTCGCCATCGGTAAGCGAACCACTTTCGAAGCGGTAGGGGAGGGAGGTCCAGGCCGTGGAGCCGTTGCCGATCTTGATCCGGCCCGTGTCAGTCTCGTAGCCCGGCTGGCCGGCGGCGAGCGTCGGGTTGGCCGAGGTCCAGTTGGCGGCGGTGTCGCGGCGGATCTGAATGGTCATCAGGCGGCCCCATCGTCAAGAGTGAAGACGCCCCCGGCTGTGGCGGTGCCGTCGTCGAGCGTGAACGACCCGCTGCCGGGCGAGCCGCCGCCCGAGCCGATGAGCGCCTCGAGGATCCCGAAGCGGCGCTTGAACTCGGCGCGTTCGCGCTCGGTCCAGGGGATCGAAGGGAGGTTGCTGCCCGCTCTCATGCTGCCCTCAGGTTCTGGAGGCCGTTGAGCATCGCTTCGGCCTGGCGGGGGCAATCGAAGGGCACGCACACCTGGGCGTCTTCATCCGCCATCGGATCACAGACGATCCAGTGCGCGCGGCCCTTGATCTTCGGGTAGGTGCCGCCGCGGCTGATGCGGGCGGCGTACTTGTCGACCACCTTGTACCCGGCCGACGAGACGGCCGTCATGCTGATACCGCGCTCGGGGAGCGAGCGGTGCATGGTGCCCGAGACGTGCAGGTGGCCTTCCATGTAGAGGTCGGCCTCTTCGCCCTCCAAGGCCTCGCGGAGGACGCCGTGGTGCGGGTGGAACCAGGACGAGCCCTTCTGGAACTTGTGGCTCAACACGCAGGCGACGGGCCGATCGCCCGTCTCGACCACGAAGGTGGCCGTCCATTTGTCCTTGATGACCTTCTCGGGCAGCCAGCCTTCGATCATGTTCATCAGGTAGGGGTTCATCTCTTCGTGGTTACCGTGCGTCCAGACGTCGGGCTTGAAGATGGACACGAAGTGCTGGGCGCGGAGGAGAGCGTCGGGCGCGGTGCATTGCTGCTGCGCCCACTGCTGCGCGAGCCGCCCGGCCATCGGCCAGTTGTTCAGGAGGTCGCCGCCGTGGCACATGACGGCGCCCAGCGCGTGGGCGGCGCCGATGTCGGCCTCGATCAGGCGCAGGGGCGTCGCGTCGTCGTCCAGGTGCTCGTCGGTCGAGTGGAAGACGACGAAGGCGCCGCGGGGCCGGGTGATGACGCGCCAGCGGTTGCCCAGCGCGTTGCCGATCGTGCGCTCGGCGACGCCGGCATGGGCGTTCCAGGCTTCCTCCGGGGTGCGCTCACGGGCCTCGATCTTGTAGCCGACGTCGGTCAGCTTGGACGGAACGCTGCCGGCGTACTTCCGGGCCACGTTCTGCATCGTGCTGCGGGGCAGCCCGAGCTCGCGCGCGGCGGCCGAGATGTTGCCCCCGTGCTGCGTCAGCACCGCAAGACGACGCTGGATAAGGTCGTCGCTGAGGGGCTGGCCAAGTCGGCTGTTCGGATGCTGGCTCATTGGTCACCCTTGAAGGGGCCGCAGGTCGCTTCCTGCACCCGGTAGCTGTAGTCGATCTCGTCGATGGTCCGAGGCGTGTCCGCGTCGGTCCAGGTCGCCTGAGACTTGGCCCAGATGTCGCACAACGTCCGGGCCAGTTCAGTCTCGCCTTCCGCGACGGGGCGCGGGGCTTCCATCGGCACCGGGGTGCAGTTCGCGAGGAACAGCGTCAGCCCGCTTGCGAGCGTCAAGCGCAGCCTGGAGGTCAGCATTCCGGACATCGTCTTTCACCTTCTGCTCTGCCGCCTGCGCACGCTCCTGGTCCTGACGCCAGATGCGGATGGCATCGGCGATCACTTCGAGGAGCGCGCGGAAGAACGCCTGCAGCATCAGGCTTTCTTCTTGGCCCAGACGGACCAGACAGCGACGACGAGGGTGGTCAGCGCGCCACCGATGACCTGCGCGGTCTCGGCGTCGACGACGCCCTGGCCGACGAAATAGCCAGCGGCGGCTGCAACGACTGCGCGGACGATGCCGCCTACTTGTTCTGCCGTGAGGAACATGGCGTTCTCCGTTCTAGGTTCAGGCCTTCTTGGCCACTTCGGCCCGGGCTGCGGCGTACCAGGACGGCACGTTGAACCCGGGGCACGCCTTCTGGGCGTACTGGTTGTGCCCGGACACCTTCACGATGGCCGGGAACTGGTTGCGGAGGTCGACGAGCAGGGCGCCCAGCGCCTTGTGCTGCTGCCAGGAGAAGTGCTCTTCGAACTTGTCGGTCGCGGCCGAGCCGAACCCGCCGACCAGGCACACACCGATCGTTCCGGTGTTCTTGCCCTTGGTGTGCGACCCGGTGCGCTCGAGCGGCCGGCCCTTGGCCACCGTGCCGTCGCGGTCGATGACGAAATGGTAACCGATGTCCTTGAAACCGCGGTCTTGGACATGCCAGCGCCGAATCTCGGCAACTTTGGCTACGACGCCAGCGTCGCGCATCCACTCGGGCCGGGTTGCGGAGCAGTGGACGATGATCTCGTTGATGGGCCTCATTTGGCCTTCTCCATGATCCAGGTCTCGATGCGCTTGACGCTGGCCCGCAGCTCCGTGATGGCCTCGTCGCGCGCCTCGATATGCCCTTTGAGCAGCTCGATTTCGGCCTGGTTGGTCAGCACCCGGCGGATGAGCCAGGCCACGCCGGCGCCGACAGCGGTTACCAAAGCGGTTCCCAGGTTCCAGCCGAAGTCGATCAGTCGTTCCATGTCGCCCTCAAAAACGGACAGCCGTGACGGCATAGGTGGTCGCCGCGCCCGAATGCGGGGTGATCGGGGAAGCCGTCACGTTGGTGAGACGGACGGTGATGTTGTTGGTCGAGGAGACCCAGGCCTCGGACACCAGACCGGCGTTCACGCCGCCGGCGGGCAGACCGAGCAGAACCCGGTCCTGAACGGCGGCCCCGGCGCAGGTGATGACCTGCGTGGACGACGCCCCGGCCGCAATGGCACCCCAGGTGAGCGACGCGGAGGCCGTGAAGGCCGTTCGACGCGCCGAAATGGCCTGCGCGACCCGCAACGAGGTCGTCACCTTCGTGTTTTCGGTGCCCGCCTCGGCCTCTGCTTGCGAAGCGAGGGCCCGCAGGGCGTCCAAAGCCTGCTTCACCCGCAGCGGGGTCATCATTTTCGTGTTTTCGGTGCCGCCCTCGGCCTCGGCCTGCGAGGCATAGGCCCGAAGCGTCGCCAGAGCCTCGGAAACGCGCAACGGCGTCATGATCCGGTCGTTTGCGACCCCGGCCTGGGCCTCGGCCGTGTTGGCGAAGGTCGACGGGTTGATGTCGGACACCGTGACGCGCGGATCGACGCCCAGAATGCGGTTCTGGACGTCCGCGGACAGCCCGTCCCACGTCACGACGCCGTTCTGGAGCCCACCATCGGCCCGGCGGATGCTCGTCACGGCCGAAACGAGGTCCTCGGTCACCATTTCGATGGCCGCGAACTGCACGTCGACCTGTGCGGCCGGCAAAGGACGGTCCGGATTCAGGGCCTGCCAGCCCGAGAAGCTGTACGAGACGGTGTAGGCGGTCGGATCGGCCATCAGAACGTGCCTCCGGAGCCAAAACGGGGCAGGCCGGTCGCATTACCGGGCATCGGCGGCTTTGGCATCGCCACGGGGGCCCCCGGGGCTTTCGTTCCGGTTGCGGCGGGCGCCGTCTTGGGCATGAGGTGCGCAAACGCCGGGTTGTTGTTCCGCTCCATGAACCAGCGCCAAGGATCGGGCGCGGTGCCGGGCTGAGGCGCAGCCGGACGGGGAGCGCCCATTTCGGGCTGCTTGAACAGGCCGGCGAGGGTCGGGAAGGGCGAAAAACCGGCCATCAGAACTTCAGCTCCCCTTTGACCTTGACGCCGTCGGGTTTCAGACCGCCCGTCGGCCGTGCCGTGAACTTCCATTGGGGCTTGTCGCGGCGCCCGTCAGAGGGCGTCGACGGCTTGGCCCGCTCTTCGGCCACCGAAAACATCTCGGCCAGGCTCGGTTTCTTCCCGTCGAGCTTCATAGGTCCCCTTCGCTCCACTTGTTGATGGTCAGGGTGCCCGAAACGGACAGCCGGTAGACGGCCCCGACGGGGACAATCACCGTCATTGAGTTCCGCTGCGTCGTGCCGCCTGCGCCGTTGAGGAAGCGGGCAACGTCAACGCCACCGATCTGCATATCGGCCGTTGCCGTGTTGGAGGAGCTGGACAGCACGATGGTCACGACGCGGTTGCGCCCGCTGCTGTTCGTGTAATCGGTGTTGCTCGACCGCGAACCGGTGACGTCCGTGTAAGCGAAGGCCCCGCCCCAAGCCGGAACGCCGGAAACGGGGGAAAGGAAGCTGCCATTCGGCCCCGCGCCGAGGCGGACCAGCGTATTTGGCCCGGTGGCGACCAGGATGTCCCCCGCGACAAGCGAAATCCCGGACAGGCTGGTCAGCGTGGCGTTGCTGGCCTGCGCCCCGAGCGTGGTCCGCTGCGCCGCCGCATCCGCATCGTCCAGCAGGGCCCGCCCGGCCGTCGTCAGATCGGCCAGCGCGGCCGTTCCGGAGCCCGTGAAGTAGGGAAGCTTGTTCGCAGCGGACGTCAGACCGGCGAGCGCCGTCAGTTCGGCGTCCAGGGGCTGGAAAAACGCCTCGTTCTGCAGGTTGGTCCGGTGCTGCGACGCCCCGGTGCCCGAGTTGGCCGTTGCCATCGTCCCGAGCTGCAGATTCGACCGCGCCGCGGCCTTGTCGGGCAGATCCGACAGGTTGTTGGCGGCGATGAGCGCCCCGCCGGGCGGCGTCAGGTCGGCCAGGAGGGCCCAGCGGCCCGATGCCAGGTCCGACGCGAACGTCCCCGAGGTGTGGGCCTGGACGCAGAGATAGAACCCGAAGCCCTCGAACACTGTCGAGCTGGTCGTGTAGCTCGTTCCGGTGGCCCAGACCTGCGGAGGGTCGAAACCGATGATCAGCGACGAGGCCAGGGTGTCCGAAGAGACCGATCCGTTGGCCAGTCGGCCGTCGGATCGCAGGGACGTCTTCAGGAACTCGATGACCGCGGTGATCGAAGCCCGGATGGAGGCCAGGTCCGTGTCCAGTTCCTGGCCCGGCAACGTGCCATCACCGAGCGCCTGCTCGACGGACGTGTACGAGGTCTGGATTTCGGGCGCGTTCGGATAGCTCATCGGGGTCCACTGTCCGGATTTGCTGGCGAAAGTGCCAGAAAACGCCAGACAAAGCAAGACAAGGATGCCATTCAGGCCAGTCGGCCGAAGTCTCCGTGCAATCCGCGGCTTGCTTTGGCGTAAGCCAGGGCCGCGGCGGTGATGCAGCGGAAAAGACCGAGATAGTGAACTTGGCCGGACAGATTTATGTCGGCGCGCCACTTCCGAACAGATTTTTGCCAGTACACGCCCTTGACACCGGATTTGCTGCCGGGCATCGGCCCACGGTTGCAAGCGTTTTGGCTTCGAGTCGCGACGCGCAAGTTGCTTCGCCGGTTGTTAAGGCCGTCTCCGTCGCGATGTTCGCCTTCCAGGCCCGGGCCGAGGGCAAGAATCTGCCTGTGCAAAGACACCGTGTACTTTTTCGAGCCGCTCCGTCCGTGGCGGCGGGCGTACACGGCTCGCACCGTTCCGTCCGGTCGGGTATCTTCATCCGCAGACCACGACCAGGCCGAGACAAGCGGAACATCCGCGGCGTCTATGACCGCCTCGTATCCTTTCGTGAGCGGGATGTAGGCGACGTCGCCTTCGATGCGGATAGGGCGGGGAGACTTCGACATGTGGAACCCGTTGTCTGGAGGGTTCCCGCTTCTTCTCGTCGGGTTGTCTGGACTTGTAGGGCGTGTAGGACGTTTTGTCCAGACATCTTTTCGCGCCAGAATTTTTCAGCGCGCCGCCGGCTGCCGCCCCGGGTTGCGCCGCGGGCCATCGCCGGGGGGTGGGGCCGCCCCCTGGGCAGGGAGCGGCGCCCGTGACAGAGACACGTTTACTGTCCACAGTCCAGCGATAACAAGGGCTTAGCCCGTGTCACTCAAAGGGGCTGGGCGCGGATACGGGCTTGGCCATGCTGGCGGCTTGCGCCTCTAGGGTGGAGATAGCTTGCGCGAGCTCCTCCGGCGTCATCTCGTGGATGTCCTTGGCCTGGCCTTCGCCGTTGGCGCCAAGCGTGCGGTCTAGCACCACTTTCGCGGCCTGAACGCGCGCCGCGGCCGGGGCTTTCTCGCTTCCCATGACGTTGATTAGCGTCTGAACGGCGAGCGGGAGGGCTTCGGCGGTCATCCTGGCTGTCTGTTGCGCCACGATCTCGCGTTGCACCTCCGGCCGCTTAAGCACCGCGTAACCGTGGTTCTCCGCAATCCCTGCTTTCTTCTCTGCCTGGGCCACGTTGCCTAAGGCCGCGTAAGCAATGGCAAAAGCTTGTTCGCCCCGGGTTAGGGATCCGTCCTTAAGCGGCATGGGCCTATCTCCAATTGCACAAGCGTATAAGTACTACTTTTGCCTATGTGGTCGCAAGAGTGGACGTTCTGTCAGTTTCTTGTCAGTTGTCCGGGCGTGTCTGTCACTTTCCGCTTTGCGTGTATGGCAAATCGCAATACAGTCCAGACAGTGACATACAAACCGGAGTTAAGACTATGGAAATCCTGAATGACGCCTTCGCCGCCGCCTGCCTCATGGCCCTTGCCTATTTCATCTGTGAGCAGGTGCTTTGATGCGTGACGCTGACAACCTGCCCGCCGAAGTGGCCAAGCGCATCCGCGAAGACAACGCCCGCCATTTCGAAAAAGAACGCCAGCGCGACGCCCGCCGCCTTGCAGCGTACCAAGCCGAGTGTCTCGCCTCTTGGGGTGAAGCCGAGAAAGGGAGCAACTGACATGTTCTCCCACTACAACACCCGCCCCGCTGCCGAGTCTTTCCTTGAGGCGCACGGTTTCCTTGAAACCGCTATCGGCCTCTGGACCGGCCCCCGTGGCCAGCGTGCCGCCGTGACGCCCTTCTGTGGCGACGTCGTGCGGATTGAGGTGCTGGCATGAGCGGGCAGCACACTCCGGGGCCGTGGACCGTTGATGCCGTGCGCTCGTTTGGCGGAGATATGGTTGTCAGGGTCAATGCTGGCGGGAGGGTTTCTGTCGATGAGGCGGCAGCCAACTCCGTCTTGATTGAAGCCGCGCCAGAAATGCTCTCCGCTTTGAAGGCCGCTTATGTCGAATTGGCCAATCCCGGAACAACCGCCCGCAATGGCGAAGACATGGCT